CACCGGCCGTGACTGTATCCGACAAAACTGGCTTTACCTTAACTGGTGATTACGATGCTGCGAAAACAGCGGCGTCACAAACCAGCGTCAACAATATCCCCGCTGCCATACTTGTTACGCCAGCCCGGAAACTCGTGACCAATGAAGATGGCTCAGTGAACGCGCAGGCCAGCGTGAATACCGGAGAAATCGCTGATGCAGTGGTAGAGGCACTGGAAGACGCCGGGCTGCCAACTGTGCCTTCGATCGTCTCTGGGCTGATGAACGAGCCGAAGGGCACACATACCGGCTTGCTGGCAGGCGTGGCGCAAGACAGCACCGTGGCAAAGGACGCTACTGTTGCAAAAGATTCTACAGTCGCCAAAGATTCTACCGTCGCTACAATTGCCAGCGACATTTCATCCATCGCTAATGACGTGCTGGCAATCAAGGCGCAGACTGATACATTGCCGCCTGGCATCAAGAAGGGTAAGGCCCTTCCCGGCTTCCAGGTGTTGATGGTTCAGTCCAATGACCACATAACCGGCGCTACCGGCAAAATGGTACTGTGTGAACGTAGCATTGATGGTGGCGGCTTCGCGCCTTGCACCAATGCGATGGCGACGGAAATTTCAGCAGGCATGTACTACGTCAACTTGTCTGATGATGACCTTGATGGCGATATAATCACCTTCAAGTTCACCGCAGACGACTGTGATACCCGTTTTGTTACAATAAAGACGGAGGCGTAAATGATTATAAATTGGCAATCAATCTATCCTAACGGGACGTATTGGGCTCTTTTGCCTGTATTTACCATGTTGGCATATCGACCCACACGTCCGCCCGTTCCCACCGATGCCGATGGAGTTTACTTCAAAATCGACCTTGGTGGCGGGTTAATCTATCTCAAGAGGGTAAAATAATGACAACTGACATGGTAACAATTTTCGGAGATCGTTATATAGGTAAATTAGACTTGGATAAAGAACAAAGCGCATCAGGCCGAGGCTCCAATCTGGAGAATACACAAGCAATACCCGGCATTTTGCGCCAGGTGATCAAAGACTATTCCATTGAATCGCTACTGGACGCACCGTGCGGCGACTTACATTGGATGCGGCACATTATTGAATCACTTAACGTCAAATATATTGGAATTGATGTTGTACCAAAGCTGGTCAAGCGCAATAAAGAGTTCTTTCCAGATCTGAAATTTTACTGTCGCGACATCACGCAAGACAAGTTGCCGCAAGCTGACCTTATCCTCTGTCGCGATGGACTGGTTCATCATACAAAAGATGACATTTTCAAGGCGTTGGAGAACTTCAAACGAAGCCGCTCAACCTATCTGCTGACAACAACATTTACGCGAAATCGTCAATTTGTTGACATTGAGACCGGGGACTGGCGTCCAATCAATTTTGAATTGCCGCCTTTCAATTTAAAGTCACTTGACGTATTTCCTGAATATTATTCAGACCCTGCGTTCTCAGACAAGTCACTTGGACTATTTATGCTCAACGATACGAAAAATAATGCTTGACATTTGTTAAATTTTTGACAGCACGAAGTTATGGAGGCTGAAGTGCGCGTTCACATTGGAATTTTTCTGACCTCAACCTTAACTCGGAAGCTCGACTTATGAGAAAGAAGTCAACAAAACAGCCGCAGGGCGCGGCGTCTGCCGCGTCCACGGCTAGAAAGCCAAAAGGATCGAACGTCTCCCGGCTACCCAAACAACGTTATACATTTGCCAACAGCGCCGAAGCATGGCTGCTGGCGAATCAGCGTCTGCCCAATCCGGATTCTATCCTCAAAAAACGCGGACACTCCCTGAAAATCTATCGTGACTTGCTGTCCGACGCGCACCTGTCTGCCGTTATTGAAAGTCGCGAATCTGCGACGCTATCCTACGACTGGCGCATTGAACGCGGCCACTGTCCAACAAGGTTGCATGACAAAATTTCCGAATGGTTTTTCGAAGTCATCGAACGCAAGACATTCGTTGAGGACATTTCGCGTGACGAACTGACGGCAAATCTGCTGGACGTCATTTACTGGGGCTATCAGCCAGCCGAATTGACCTGGGAGTATCTCGGCGGCCTGTGGATGCCCACGCAAATTACGCCTAAACCTCCGGAGTGGTTCACATGGTTCATTCGCGAAGATGGCATGCCGGAGCTTCGCTTCTTGTCCGATAGTGAACCAATCAATGGAGTCCCGCCGCCCGACCCGTGGACACTTATTTGCCCACGCGTGAAGCCGACCTATGATAACCCGTATGGACGCGGCGTGGCTACAAAATGTTTCTGGCCGATTGTTTTTAAGCGGGCGGGTATGGAGTTTTGGCTGAACTTCATGGAGCGATTCGGGACACCCTGGGTCAAGGGCACCATCGAGGGTAACGCACAAGACGACGAACTCAGGGACTTTACCAATGACCTGAAGGTGCTCGTTCAGGACGCCGTCATCGCCGTGGCCGGCAACCGTGACGTTGGGCTGCTGGAAAGCAACAATCAGCGCGGCAGCAATGATGGTTTTAAAACGCTGTGCGATTTCATGGACGCACAACTATCGAAGGCGGTCCTGGGACACACGTTGTCCGCAGACACCGGCACCAACGCCTCTTATGCGGCTACCAAAGGCGCATTGTTGGTGCGTGACGATATTCAGGCCAGGGACATCAAGATGGTGCGTGCGATATGGGACGACATTATTAACCTGATTTTCGTGCGCAACGGTTATCTAAGCACACCGCGCCCCAAAGCTCTGCACTATAGAGAAACCGACGTGGAGACACTCAGGGCTACACGAGATGAAGCCCTATGCCGCGCCGGTGCGAAGTTCACAAAGAGCTACTTCTGCAGGGTTTATCACCTTGAAGATGATGACATCGAAGATGACACGACACTGCCGGATCAGCGTCAAGCCACGGGGCTGGAACGCCCGAACGATACAGACAAGACCAAGCAATCTGCTAAGGAAGGAGTGAATGATGGCGGGACATTGGATTGAAGTATTTAAAACAGGCACCCATGTTTCATCGAACGGTGTCAAGAAGACATATACCGAAGATGATCTGAAAAGCATCGCGGATATGTATAACCAACAAAGTGAGCATGAAGCTCCGCTGGTCATCGGACACCCGAAGACCGATGACCCGGCATTTGGATGGGGCAAAAAACTGAAAGTAACCGGTGAAAAACTGTTTGCCTATGTTGACCAACTCCATGAAGATGTCATCGCAGGCGTCAATAATGGACATTACAAAAAAATCAGCATCGCACTTTACCCGAACGGTCTGTTGCGTCACATCGGACTGTTGGGCGCCGTGCCCCCGGCGGTGAAAGGGCTGGCTCCGGTGCAATTTGCACAAGAAGGCGAGTATGAGGAGTATATCACGTTGACCGCAGAGTGGCGCATGCCCTACGTTGCCCGGCTGTTTGGCAACTTGCGTGACTTCCTCATCGAAAAGTTTGGCGTGGATTCGGCGGACAAAGCCGTACCGAAATACGATATTGATTTCCTGAGAGATGAAGCGCGTGATTTGCGAATGATAATTCCAGATGAACCTGCAGTCGCACCTATTATCGACAAACCGCAAGGTGTTATTGCGAATTTTAACGAAGAGGAGGAGAAAGAAATGGATGAATTGAAAGCCCTTGTGAAGTCGCTTGAGGATAAACTGTCCAAGATGTACGAAGAGACGGACAAAAAAATCCAGGACATCACAGCTATTGTCAACCAGCACACAGAGAGTTTTGCCGAGGCCAACAAAAAGACGTCCGTCGATGTCCTTAAGACTGAGTTTGCGGCGTTCTGCGAGAAACTCGTGCAAGAAGGCAAAGTGTATGCGGCGGAAAAAGACTCAGTTGTTGATGAATATGCCGCGTTGCTGGCTGTCGAAAGCAAGTTGGAGTTTAGCGAAGCAGACATAAAACCGTCAGAAATGATGAAGAAAAGGCTGGAGGCCCGCCCGGTGCTGATAAAAGCCAACAAGCCTTTTGCCGTAAAGCCTGCCGCGTCAACCCAGGATGGAACGCCGGAACTTCCCTCGGAATATTCCGACCTTGCCCAGCGCGTGGACATGACCTCTCTGGAGATCGACCAGAAGATTCGCACCTATGCGGAATCAAACAAAGTAACATATGAGCAGGCAACCCAGGCGATCATGGGCGCCCGCTAACATTCAAAAAGGAGGGTTTTTAATATGGGACTATACACTGAACACCCGGAAGTTATCGTCACCGGCCTTGCCAGCGACGCGATTACCAAATATCGCTTCATTGGTTTTGATGATGCAATAATTGGTACAAGAGGCGAAGTAGCGAAGGGCGTATCTCGCGATTCAGGAGACGCTGGCAAGTCGTTCCCGATCACTACCGCAGGCACGGCGCTTGTGGAAGTAGGAGAGGACGTTGCTGCAGGCGATGAAGTCACCTCGAATGCTCAGGGCCAGGCTGTTCTGGCTTATAGCGGCGACGCGGTAAATGGCATCGTTGTTCGCGGCCAGGTCGCCGGCGGCATCGCTGAAATAATGCTGAAGGCCGCAGCGCCGGTCAGCACTAAGACTTCGACATCAACCACGAGCACGAGCACGACGACCACTACGACAACAAGTACGTAATAAAGTTAGCACACATTACTCATAGGAGGTTTTTAACATGCCCGATTATTTTGATTTCGTCACCGAGGGTGTCAGTGTTCCGTTGACCACCCTTGCATCAGGTTACAAGCCGCAGGGACTGATCGGGGAAATGATTTTCCCCGTAGTCAAATCAATTACCAAAGGCGGCAAGGTGCCCGTGTTCGGCAAGGACGCCTTTAAGATTTACGAAACGCTGCGTGCTCGCGGCGCCAAATCGAACCGCGCCAGCATCGACCCCGATAGCTGGATTCCGTTCTTCTGCGAAGAGCATGACATCGCTATTCCGCTGGACAAGCGTGAGCTTGACGAGCTGCGGAATCTGCCCGGCGACATGAAGCTCAAAGCGTTGTTCAACCTGCAGGAGCGTCAGCGCCGCCGGGCTCAGTGGAACCTGAAGCTGGAAATGGAGGGCGTTGTTGCTACAATGACCCAGGATACAGCGTCGTATCTGTCCGGTTCACATCGGACGCTGAGCGGTACTGATTGTTGGAGTGAGACCGGCTCGACGCCCGTCAAAACACTGGAAGCGGCCCGCGAAACAATCCGCAGCCTTATTGGTGTTTACCCCAATTCAATGTTCATGGGAGCTGAAGCTTACAACGTGCTGAAGTTCCATTCGGACTACACGTCGCTGCTGAAGCTGACCGTGGACAAGATTGTGCGTCCTGAGCTTCTGGCCCAGGTGCATGACCTGAAGCGGGTAGTTATTGGCCTGTCCATGTCGGTCGATGCGTCCGGCAACTTCGTTGACCTGTGGGGCGATAACGTCATTCTGGCGTACATCCCCGAAACCGATACGCCGGACATCGACGAGCCCAGCTTCGGCTACACCGTGAAGCCCGGCTTCTCGCCTACTCCGTATCCCTATGTGGACATCTTCACGGAAGAAGGCGGCAAGATTGTCAATGTTCGTTGCACAGACATGTACGATCAGATTATGATCATGAAAGGCGCCGGTTTCCTGATCAAAAACGTGAAGAGGTAAAACAACAATCCGGGCGGACAGGTGCTGCATGACCTGTTCGTCCGGTAACGAGAGGTGAAGGCCATGGCGTACTGTGATGTTTCGGACATGGAGAAACTACTGCCATTGAAGATGCTCATCAATCTGTCTAACGATGCGTCTGGCGCGACGACAGTCCATCCGGATAACGTCGCCGAGAGCATCGACCAGGCAGATCGTGAAATTGATGCATATTTACTGCTGGCCGGCTATCCGGTTCCGATGTACCCCGTGCCGCCGCTGGTAACAAACCTGTCCAGCAAGATGGCGATCTGGAACCTTCATCTGCGTAAATATTTCGATTCTGAAATATGGAGCCGGACGTATGATGGCTGCCTCAAACTTCTGCAACGCATAG